CGTTATCTCATCGCGGGTTTGAGCCTCGCAGATAACGATTAGGCGGCCGGCTGGGGTATGGCTTACTTTTGGGGTATCGATGGGCACAAGGGCCACTACTGGCCCGGCTTGGGTTTCGGCCAGCTGGTCGGCGTGGCCGGCATTGTCGGCGCTTAGGTTTACAGTAAAACCCCAGCTGTTGGCGTGTTTAATCCATGGGAGGGCGTGGGGCGCGTGTTTGTGCGTGTAGGTGAAACCGCGGCGGCCCTTATTGGCTTTGACTATTTGGCCCAGCTCGAAGGCGTCTACCTTTTCCCCTTTGCCGGGTAAGTCTCCAACTACAGCAAAGCGCCAAGCTTGGCCGGGCGGTAAGCTTTGAATGTGGCCGGCCAGCTGGTCGATGGGGACGCCGCGCTGGGGGACCTTATCCCAGCTCATGCGCGTGTGGAAGTCCTCGCCATAACAGCCGGCCCGATAGAGCGCACAGCCGGGCGGGCAAGTTTCGCGAAGGTTGTAAGTAACTGGAAGCGGGCCGGTTTTGCGGTTTCCGCTGTTTCGAATGAATGTATAAAGCATGGGGGCTCCTTAGTTAAATGCGGGCGCGCTGGCCGTAATGCGTTCGGCTATTGCGGCGGTTTTGGCCGGGTTTATTTCATCAGGCCGTGGCTTATAAAAGCGCTCGATTATGGACAAATCACGGCCCAGCAAATAGGTTCCATTGTCGCCGTTGTCGCGGTCGCTGGCGCCGTATTGCTGGCGGTAGACTGTCATCCCCACATCACAGCGGAAATAATGCCGGGCCAATAGTTCGGCCAGCTGGTCCAGCGTTTCGGTTTGTGCTGCATCTGTGGACGCGTGGCGCAGGCCCAGCGCCCGGGCGGCGTCTATAAAACCTTGAACGCTTGCGCGGCCGCCGTTCCAATGAAGATAAATTGCTGGCGCGTTGTCGGCCGTGTCGAATGTAATTACTGCTCTGTTTCCCATGATCAAAACCCCTTTGTAAGAACGTCAAAATAAGCCAGCGCGGCCACAGTAAGGGCGCCGGCCACAATAAGAACTGCGAGAAAATCAAGGCCAGCGGCGGCGCGTTTTTCGGCGCGTTCGGCGGCTGGGCTGTAGGTTTGGCGGTGTTCGTGGTGTTTCATTTGGCGCCTTCGTTGTAGGCCAGCCAGAAGGCCAGCTGTTGATCGCGCTCGGCCTCGGTCGCGAACCATTCACAATGTAGAACTGTTTCACCTTCTGGGTCGCTGGTGTGCTCGATTCCATAGGGCAGCGCGTGGCCGGGCTGTTCGGCTTTGAATGGATGGCTCATTTTTCGGCTCTGTAAATATGGAGGACAAAACCGGCGAATGCGAACATAAAGAAAAGCGCGGCGCTCGCGGCCAGCCAGCTAATGGGGGCTGGAAGGAAGGCCCAGCACATGAGTTCGATCAATGCACCGGCGGCCATGAGCGCGGCGGCCGTGGCTTCGCTGTAGATATAGAAAATGCGTTTAAGTTGTTTCATGGTTTACCTTTCAGAGTGATTTAAGGGCGGCCAGCTGTTGGCCGATTCCGAGCCCGGCAAGTGGGCGGGATACATTGGGCCAGCCGTCAACGGCGGCGGCGTAATTCTTACCGGCCAGCACAGTTATTGCGCGGCCCTTGTGTTGGCTTAGGTGTTGTTCGGTCATCGCGGCCCAAACTGCGCGTTGGTGTCGGCTCATGTCAGTAAGGGCGCGGTTATAGGGCTGCAGCTGGTGCGCTGGGTCAATGGCGCCATGAAGGGCCGAGAGAATGATTACATCGGCGCCGGCGCGTTCGGCCGCGGCCATGGCCAGCTTAAAAGCTTGGCCGGTGTAGAGTTGGCCAGCTGGTGCGGCGTGGTCCAGCTTTGCATTACTGCAAGCGATTAAATAAAGTGGTTTCATGGATGCCTTTCGGGTAGTGGTTAAACATGAATTGATATTCTCTGAATTCATGTGTTCATTGTCAAGGGGTTTTTATACAGAAAAAGAAAATATTTTTTAGTGCTGGTTCCAGCATCACCAGGGCGGCCGTTTGCATTGTGTCGCGCGGTTTGTTATCTTCGGCTTATTCTCATTTCATACCTATGAAAACACCATGCCCCAAAAGTTAACGCGCGCGCAGATAAAGGCCGGTCTAGATCAAGTCCCGATAGAGCAGCTCTTAAGTAGTGGAGAGGGTAAGAAACCCCAGCTCACACATAAGCAGAGAGAATTCGCGAGGGCTCTTGCTATGGGCCAGAGTAAGGCTCAAGCGTATAGAGTGAGCCATAAGGCAAACCCAGCACCCAGCACAATCGTTACAGAGCCGTATAAGCTTGCCCGTGACCCACGGATAACCCGCGAGGTAGAAGCTTATAAGCTTGCAATAGAGGCGGAGAAACATCGCACCCCAGCTCAATTAAAGGCCTTGCTGGTGCAACAGCTGGTCCAGCACTCCATCGACGAAGATTTTCCCCCGGCCCAGCGCATGAAGGCATTGCAGCTCATCGGGAACCTTTTCGAGGTTGGCGCCTTCATGGAGAGAAAAGAAACCACAGTTGTGCATAAGAGCGCAGATATCCGGGCCCGCTTGCTCGAGCGCCTGAAGGACCGGCCAGCAGCTGCGGCCAGCGATGTTGTTGATTTACTCTCAGAAATTAAGACCCCACCGGCTTTGCTGGGCGCCGCCGCCGACCCCACGCCACCCGGGGACCCCCAAGAAGGCCCGCCGGCGCATGGCGCACATACACATACTGTTTCACTCATTCAATCATCATCAAAAAAAGATGGGGTACCCCCTAGCGAAATTGTTGATGTAGTTAGCAACTTTGATAAGGAATGACCCCCCCTTATGTTTTCTATACAAAAGTGGTGGGGGGGTATATTTTTTTTTCCCACACTAACAGTGTTAGAGTGAACCTGAACGTAAACTTACAATCTCACATTAACAGTGTTAGTGTGAAGCTTAAAGAAAACTTACAATGAATAAAGAACCGATTAAGCAGACTTATGAGAAGTGTATGGAGGCTTGTATGACGGAGAAGCAAAGGACTGTGTTCTTAGTGATAGATGAGTATTGGAGGAACTTTGGGTATGGTCCTTCTATAGATGACATCATGTTTCATACTGGGGATAAGGGGCGGGGGAATGTTCATAGGGTTGTTAAGAAGCTCTGTGAGCTGGGGATCTGCCGGCGCAGTGCTCATTCGGCGCGAAGTGTTCGGCCCAGTTATTTGAAGCTGAGGAATCTACCTTGAATAAGAAACAAGAGTTAGAGAGAAAAGAAGAGTTTGATCTCTTTGTGAGAAGGATTGTCGGTGCTTTAAATTTAAGCAAGAAAGATGCCGAAGATAAAGCTAAGGCGTTTTTTAAGTTTCCTGCAAATGAGCAGGCGGCGTTTTTAGATGATCTGGATGCTCTTGAGAGTAGCCAACAGAGAGAGGAAGCTTTTGATGATTTTATTAAGTTTGCCCATGCGATGTGGCCTGGCTTTATTGATGGAAGACATCACAAGGTTATGGCAAAGAAGTTTGAAGAGATTGCCACTGGAAAGATTAAGAGGCTGATCATTAATATGCCGCCTCGGCATACGAAGTCAGAGTTTGCGTCTTATATGTTGCCGGCGTGGTTTTTGGGAAGAGATCCTAGTAAGAAGATTATCCAGTGCTCGAACACGGCCGAGCTGGCTGTGGGCTTTGGACGTAAGGTTAGGAACTTAGTTGCGAGTGAGCCGTTCTCTAAGATATTCCCTAATGTGAATTTGAGGTCAGACAGTAAGGCTGCTGGACGTTGGTCTACGAATAAAAACGGAGAATACTTTGCGATTGGTGTTGGAGGAACGGTGACGGGTAAGGGTGCGGATCTTTTGATTATTGATGATCCCCATTCCGAACAAGAAGCCGCCCTTGCCGCAGGAGATCCTTCAGTCTTTGATAAAGTCTACGAGTGGTACACATCTGGCCCGCGCCAGCGTCTACAGCCAGGAGGAGCGATTATTGTCGTGATGACACGCTGGGCCAAGAGAGATCTAACCGGCAGGATCCTACAGTCTTCTATTGATAGAGAAGGAAACGATGACTGGGAGGTAATTGACTTCCCTGCGATTCTTCCAAGCGGTAAACCACTGTGGCCAGAGTTCTGGAGCTTAGAAGAGTTAATGGCGCTTCAGTCTGAACTGCCTGCGTCTAAGTGGAACGCACAGTATCAGCAAAGCCCAACGAGCGAGCAAGGCGCGATTGTTAAAAGGGAGTGGTGGAAAGAGTGGAAAGAAGATACCCCGCCGAGATGTGAGTTTCTGATCCAGTCTTGGGATACGGCGTTTACGAAGAACGAGAGATCTGACTATTCAGCGTGTACGACTTGGGGTGTGTTTTATTTAAACGAAAATCAAAATGATGCAAATATTATTTTGCTTGATGCGTTTAAGAGAAGGATGGAGTTTCCTGAGCTAAAGGAAAAGGCTTTTAACCACTATAAGGAGTGGGAGCCAGATGCTTTTATCGTTGAGGCCAAGGCTTCAGGAGCGCCGTTGATCTTTGAGTTGCGGGCGATGGGGATACCGGTTCAAGAGTTTACTCCGTCTAGGGGTAATGATAAGATGGTGAGGATTAACTCTGTATCAGATTTGTTTGCCAGCGGTAAGGTATGGGCGCCAGCAACGCGCTGGGCAGACGAGTTAATGGAAGAGATGGCTGCTTTTCCAAATTCCGATCACGATGACTTGGTTGACTCAGCAACACAAGCTCTGATAAGGTTTAGAAAAGGTGGGTTTATACGATTGCAGACTGATGAAGAGGAAGAACCTCAATCATTCAGGCGCAAAGTTTCTTATTATTAAGGATAAATATGTCTATTGAAAAATCACTTTATGCCGCACCAGAGGGTTTGGAGTCTTTAATTCCTGAAGAGGGCGATCAAGTAGATGATCAAGGAATTGAGATTGAGATTGTTGACCCAGAAGAGGTGACGATTAACACTGGTGATGTAGAAATCAAGATTGGCGGCGAAGAAGAAGATGATTTTGATGAGAATTTAGTCGAAGTTTTAGATGAATCTATCGTTGCTGGGATTGTTACTGACCTGATTGGTGACTATGACGATGATATCAACTCAAGAAAAGACTGGATGCAGACATATGTAGATGGTTTAGAGCTCTTGGGGATGAAGATTGAAGAGAGAGCTGACCCTTGGATTGGTGCTTGCGGTGTTTACCACCCACTTTTATCTGAAGCACTGGTGAAATTCCAGGCTGAAATTATGATGAGCACCTTCCCGGCCGCCGGTCCCGTGAAAACGCAGATCATTGGGAAAGAAACTCCCGAAAAGAAAGACGCCGCAGTCCGTGTTCAGGATGATATGAACTATCAACTGACCGATGTGATGACTGAGTTCCGTCCTGAGCATGAGAGGATGGTCTGGGGACTGGGATTGTCGGGTAATGCTTTTAAGAAAGTGTACTTTGACCCAAGTTTTGACCGCCAGACGTCAATTTTTGTGCCGGCCGAGGATTTAGTAGTCCCTTATGGCGCATCAGACATCCAAACTTCCCCCCGTGTTACGCACGTTATGCGTAAAACAGAGAATGAACTGAGAAAACTTCAGGTAGCTGGGTTTTATGCTGATATTGACTTGGGTGAACCCAACAATAGTCTTGATGAAGTAGAGAAAAAGATTGCCGAGAAGATGGGATTCCGCGCTTTGTCGGATGACCGCTATAAGATTCTCGAGATGAACGTGGAGCTGGACCTAGAAGGCTTTGAGCACACAGACAAAAACGGCGAGCCTACAGGAATTGCCCTTCCTTATATCGTAACGATTGAATATGGAAGCATGAAGTGTCTGGCTATCCGTAGAAACTGGAAGCAAGGCGATAAATTACACACAAAGCGCCAGCATTACGTTCACTACGGCTATGTTCCTGGCTTTGGATTCTATTGTTTTGGATTGATCCACTTAGTTGGCGCATTTGCCAAGTCTGGTACGTCAATCCTGCGTCAATTAGTAGACGCTGGTACGCTGGCCAACTTGCCTGGCGGATTTAAGACTCGCGGATTGCGTGTTAAGGGTGACGATACACCAATCGGCCCAGCTGAATGGCGCGATGTAGATGTACCCAGCGGAACTATTGCCGATAACATCATGGCTCTTCCCTATAAAGAGCCCTCACAAGTCCTTGCCTCTTTACTCGATAAGATCGTAGAAGAAGGACGTAAGTTTGCATCTGCAGCCGACATTCAAGTTGCTGATATGTCTGCCAACTCTCCCGTTGGAACGACACTGGCAATTCTTGAGAGGTCTTTAAAAGTGATGACGGCCGTACAGGCAAGGATTCATTATTCGTTCAAGCAGGAGCTGGCGCTTTTGCGCGACATCATCAGAGAGTACACACCTCCCGAGTATTCCTATGAGCCAGAAGAAGGAAGCCGAAAAGCAAAGCAGTCAGATTACGATTTAGTTGATGTGATTCCCGTGAGCGATCCCAACGCGGCCACTATGGCTCAGAAGATTGTTCAGTATCAAGCGGTGATCCAGCTTGCCCAGCAGGCGCCTCAGATCTATAACTTGCCTCAGTTGCACAGACAGATGTTAGATGTACTGGGTGTTAAGAATGCAGAGAAGCTTGTGCCATTGCCTGATGATGAGACACCAAAAGATCCAGTCAGCGAGAATATGTCTGCACTCAGAGGCGAGCCATTGAAGGCGTTTATCTCTCAAGATCAGCAGGCCCACATAGCGGTCCACCAGACGTTCATGCAAGATCCTGTAGTGATGAAGACGATTGGCCAGAACCCACAAGCCAACCAGATCATGGCCTCACTGCAGGCGCACATTGCCGAGCACCTTGGCTTCTACTACCGATCAATGATTGAGAAGCAGATGGGAGTGCCGCTTCCACCTCCTGATAAACATCTTCCTGATGATGTTGAAGTTCAGCTGTCTCAGCTGGTGGCTCAGGCCAGCGCCCAGTTACTGCAGGCCAACCAAGCCCAGGCTCAACAAGAGCAGGCCCAGCAGATGGCGCAGGATCCTCTTATCCAGATGCAACAACAAGAGCTGCAGATCAAGGGCCAAGAGGCTCAGAGGAAAGCTCAAAAAGATGCGGCAGATATGCAGATGAAGCAGTCTCAACAGCAGATTGAACGCGAGCGGATCATGACTCAAAAAGAAGTTGATATGGCTCGCATTCAGGCAACTATTCAGAAGGACCAGATGGAGCTGGCGCAAGAAGCTCAGTCGGAGAAAAATAAGTTGATGGCTGAAATGATGAGGAACAGAAATGGTTGAAAAGTATTTAAAACATCTAATCCAAAAGGTAGATGACAAGGTATCCCAACTTCAAATATCTATGGCCGATGGCAAGGCTGAAGATTATGCGGAGTACAAGAAGATGTGTGGAGAGGTGAAAGGTCTACTCACTGCACGTTTATTTATCACAGACCTACAGGAAAGAGTTACCAATGACGATGACGAGTGAGATTTCAAATCTCGACATTACCAAGGCCGTGGATTTATCCAAGATCTTGAACACCAAACCAGAAGAGAAAGCCAAACAGCTTCCTCGCCCATCTGGTTACAGAATCCTTTGTGCCATCCCTGAGATGGAAAAGGAATACGGAGATTCCGGACTCGTAAAAGCGGAAGAAACTCTCATGATTGAGGAAACCCTGACTACTGTGTTATTTGTAGTAGACATGGGCCCAGATTGCTACAAGGACGAAAGCCGATTCCCGTCAGGCCCGTACTGCAAGAAGGGTGACTTTATCTTGATTAGACCCAATTCAGGAACGCGTTTGGTCATTCATGGAAAAGAATTCCGTGTGATCAATGACGATTCTGTTGAGGGAGTAGTAGACGATCCACGCGGTATTCGCCGTAAATAAGGAACGACATGAGTGAATTTAAATTCCCAGATGAGAAAGATGACGTAAAAGTCACTGTAGCAGATGATGACGCCGATGATCAGATAATCATTGACGTAGAAGACGACACTCCTGAAGAGGATAGGAATAAAACCCCCCTTCCTGAGAAAGTCAAAGAAGAGCTCTACAACGATGAGCTCGAGGATTACTCTTCTAAGGTAAAGAAGAAACTAATCCAGATGAAGAAGCTGGCTCATGATGAACGCCGCGAGAAAGAAAATGCATTGCGCGAACAGCAAGATGCAATTAACTTTGCTCAAAGGGTGTTGGAAGAGAACAAGCGCCTGAAGTCAAATCTCAATAACAGCGAGAAGAATGTACTGGATACAGTCAAGAAAGCTGTTGAGATGGAGATGGACGCGGCCAAGAAGGCTTACCGAGAAGCATATGACTCTGGCGATACTGATAAGGTGATGGATGCCCAAGAGCGTCTTACTCAAGCAACATTAAAAGTGGAAAAAGTTAAAAACTTTAGGCCACAGCCTTTACAAGAGTATGAAACTCCTGTACAAATGCAACCACAGCCAGTCCAACAGGTACGGCCCGACCCCAGCGCGCAAGCCTGGCAACAGGAAAACCCTTGGTTTGGAGAAGATGAAGAGATGACAAGTCTGGCTCTTGGCCTTCATGAGAGGCTAAAGAGAGAAGGTGTTGCAGTTTCATCACAAGAGTATTATCGTAGGATTGACGCAACCATTCGCAAGCGTTTCCCAGAGAAATTTGAGGAAGAAGCGGAACAATCACGGCCTAGCCGTAGAAGCTCGGTGGTAGCACCGGCTACAAGATCAACTTCAGCACAGAGAGTTAGATTATCTACTCGAGAGCTGAGCTTGGCTAAGAAACTTAATTTAACGCCAGAGCAATATGCTAAGGCGAAAATAGAAATGGAGGCCTGAAAATGGCTGAAAACAGAAAACCGCGTGAACTTGAAGATAGATTGATGGCTGAACGTCCTAAACAGTGGCAGCAGGCCGAACTTCTACCTGAACCCGACAAGCACCCGGACTACAATTATCGTTGGATTCGTGTTGCTAATTTGAATACAGCTGACCCCCGTAATCTTTCCGCAAAATTGCGTGAAGGTTGGGAGCCAGTTACTTTAGAAGAGCAACCAAAATTTAGACTGTTAGCTGATCCAGCAAGTCGATACAAAGACAATGTTGAAATTGGCGGATTGTTACTCTGTAAGACTCCGAAAGAGTTTGTTGATCAACGAAATGCCCACTTTTCAAAGTTGACTCAATCTCAGACGGAAGCTGTAGATAACAGTTTTATGCGACAAAGCGATACGCGGATGCCTCTCTACAAAGAGACTAAGTCTTCGTCTAGCTTTGGAAAAGGTACTTAAATTTTTTATAGGAGTCTTAAATGGCTTACCCAACTGTCTCAGCGCCTTACGGCTACAAGCCCGTAAACCTGATCGGTGGTCAAGTATTTGCTGGATCGACAAGAAACTTGCCTATCCAGTACAACTATGGCACCGCTTTGTATTACGGCGATCTGGTTACTTTGTCTGCCGGCTATGTTGTGATCGCAACTTATCCTGTGAGCACCACCAACACTACTGTTGGCGTGTTCTTGGGTTGCTACTACACAAACCCCACGACTAAGCAACGTCAATACTCACAGTACTACCCAGCTAACGTAACTGCTGGTGACATTACTGCCATCGTTGGTGATGATCCTGACCAAGTTATGCGGGTCGCGGTTACTACTGGCGCTTCTTCTACAACCATCGGTTCTGCATCTTCCATCTTGGTTGGTGTAAACATGGCTGGTAACACTTTGACTGGCTCTGCCTCTACCGGTAACGGTGCTGGTGCAGTCGTTGCTGCTTCTGCTACTACTTCTGGTGGTGGTTTCCGTGTATTGAACTTGGTTCCTGACACTCAGATCAGCACCTCTTGCACTTATGTTTCTGGCGGCGCCGCATCAGCAACTTCTGTTGTTGTGTCTGGTTTGGCCGTTGGTCAATACTTGCCCGTTGGAACTGATGTGTTCAACTTGGTTAATGGTCAGTTGCAGTTCACAGGTTCTACCTTGAGCTCTGCTTCTACTGTTACCACAACTGGTAGTACAACTTTGACAATTACTTCGGTTACAACCGCAGTGGCTGGTACTGTTGTATTGGTTCAATCACCCGAAGTGTTGGTTAAGTTCAACTTCGGCGCACACCGCTATTACGTAGCATAAGGAGCTTAAATCATGGCTATTTCACGCGCACAATTATTGAAAGAGCTGCTCCCAGGCTTGAACGCTTTGTTCGGCTTGCAGTATGCAACTTACGATCAAGAACACAAAGAAATCTACGAAACAGAGACTTCTGAGCGTTCTTTTGAAGAAGAGACAAAGCTGTCTGGTTTCTCAGCTGCACCTGTCAAAAACGAGGGCTCTGCCATCTCTTATGACAATGCACAAGAAGCATGGACTGCACGTTACAACCACGAGACTATTGCTCTGGGCTTCAGCTTGACTGAAGAAGCTATTGAAGATAACTTGTATGACTCTTTGTCTGCACGTTACACCAAGGCTTTGGCCCGCGCTATGGCTTACACCAAGCAAGTTAAAGCCGCCGCTGTTTTGAACAACGGCTTCAGCTCTGCTTACCCTGGTGGTGACGGCGTTTCTCTCTTTAGCTCTGCACACCCCTTGGTTACTGGTGGCACCAACAGCAACATTCCTTCTACCCCCGCTGACTTGAACGAGACTTCTTTGGAAGCCGCCGTTATTCAAATTAGCTTGTGGACAGACGAGCGTGGTTTGTTGATCGCCGCTAAGCCCAAGAAGTTGATCGTTCCTTCTTCTTTGCAATTCGTTGCTACTCGCTTGTTGGAAACCGAACTCCGCGTTTCTACAACTGATAACGACATTAACGCATTGAAGAACAATGGTTCGATTTCTGAAGGTTATGCAATCAACCACTTCTTGACCGACACTAACGCATGGTTCTTGACCACTGACGTTCCTAACGGCATGAAGCACTTTGTTCGTTCACCCTTGTCTAACAGCATGGACGGCGACTTCGACACTGGTAACGTTCGTTACAAGTCTCGCGAGCGTTATTCTTTTGGCTGGTCTGATCCATTGGGTATGTTTGGCTCCGCTGGCGCCTAACCGGTTAATTCCCGGTCTAAAAGGTCACTTTCGGGTGGCCTTTTTTTTGTCACAAATCTAGACTAAGATGGTTTTGCAGTCGCTGTGGCTGCTTTAACTTAGGGGCTTATCATGAAATTTGAAATGGAATTTGGCTGGGCTGGCAATGAGTTCATTACCATCACAACTTTTGATTTTGAAAAAATTGCTATCTTGCAAGAATTCATCAATCGCCAAGAAGAAACTGGCTGGTGCGGTGATGAGGAAGATGAAGATTTTGATTTTGAAGATGAAGACACAGAAGAAGAACTCGAAGGTTCCGAGTCTGACAAGTAATTAAAGATGGGGCTTACTTGGTAATCAGGTAAAGCCCCACATTACTAAAAGCGTATCCCGCGTATACGATAGACATATACGGGTTTCCCTTTAGCAATTGTTCCACCGCAATATATGCGTAGATTGCCCCCACAAGAGCGATTAACCAAGCACTCATATCGTTTTATCCTAAATTGCCCCTATAGGGACTAAAACGCACTCACATCAATGACTTCGCCCCTGAACTGGATGCAGTCTTCACTAAAGGCATGGACTAATTCAGGCCAAAGCAACTCGCCATTAAAAAA